TTAAGAGGCAGCTTTCTGATTGATTCCGCCGTTGAGTATCCACTGATTAACCGCACTCTCTAAATATGCTTTTGGGTGAGTGCGAACCGGCTTAGGGAAACAGTGTTTGTTCTGGTAGGTGTACATGGTCGATCGTGACGAAATGCCAAGCTTCGCCATGACCTCCTTTTCAGGGATCAGGTTGATATCTTGCATAGTTACCTCGGGAAAGCTGGTGGGTTATTCTGCTGCTGGGAAAAGGCGCTGATAAATTGTGGAAACATACTTTGCCTGGTGGATAGCATCGGCTAAGGCATTGTGGCGCTCGCCGTCAAACGGCATATCACGCTTAGGATCAAAGCCAACCTCGCGGCCAAGCTCAACGATAGTGCGCACATCCCTGTCGTTGTACCACTCCCACGGCAACGGAACGCATTCACGCTGGTAAGACTCACGCAGGATCACGTTATCGAATACAGCGCCGTTCCCCCATACACGCAGGCTACGAGGATTGGCGACATTGGCCCGGATAAACTTATTCAGGTCATACAACGCTGACAGCAACGACGGCGCACCGTCAACACAGACAGCTGCGCGGGCTTCGCTGCTTTGCTTCATCCACCAAATAATCGTATCGGCGTCAGGTGTCGCCTTACCTGCCATGACGCTTTGCAGGTCTACGGCGGTGTAGAACTGCTCGCCAAGCTCGCCGCTGTGCGGGTTAAAAAGCACAGCGCCGATAGTCAATATAGGGGCGCTGGGCTTCTTACCCAGCGTTTCAAGGTCAAGCATTAAGTGGTTCATCAACTATTCTCCAGGCAATAAAAAACCCACTTAGTAGTGGGCTTTATAAGGAATTTTAGGAAGCTCTCAGAGAGTTAATGAATTTTTAACTCATTTTTAGCTTCTGAGACTAATTCACCAAGTAGTTTTTCTGTAAGGGAAAGATATTTTTCAGATGCTTCTAAATTGCTAAGAGCATTGTAGTAACAGTCATCCGTTATTATTTTTCTGGCACTTACGAAGTTGTCTAAAATGGTTTTGACATTTGCAGTTAATGTGAAATCGGCTAATTGCGCAATTCTTTCAAGCTCTTGAAGGTCAAGCCAGTATTCAACTACTAACTTGTCCTCAACGTCTTTAGGATGCGGCTTAAATCTTGAGTCGAACTCCCCCGTTCTTTCATATTCGTAATCTAGGAAGTAACCATCAGTCATTTTGATTCGATAAGCGATATTGATAATTTCCGTGAAAGCTTCCAGTCTCTTCTCCCACCATTTTTCCTTGTAGAACTTATTTAGGGCAAATTTGGTAGAGAAAATTGCAGCGACCACCGCTACAAGTAGAGGGGATAGATATTTAAATGAAAAATCTATGATTTGAGGTAAATAATGAATAGCCGAGGTGCTCAACTTTTACTCCTTAGATTCTATTCCTCTCAACATTCAAAATTATATCGTTATTCCACAATCTGTTTAAGCTCGATCTGATTTTTTTTTTTTGCATTTCGCCCCTCTGGCACTGCTGGTGATGGAGGAGCGGTGTAAAACTTCATGCCGATTGGCAAATCGCAGTCTTTTTGCCGAACCAGTAGATAGCCTGGCGCATCATGCCATTACCGACCGGCATAGCTCGTATTTTGCCACTGGCTTGCTCAGTTCGCTCTGCTTATTGTCCATGACGATAATCCTTCATGTAGTCCAGCGCCTTCAGAATGACCCAGCAGTAGAGGCTGAGTAACACGCCAGCGATGAAGTAACCGAAAGGGCCTGAAGCAGTGACTTTCATGGCAGAAACCAGAAGCACTGACGCGACAAAAATTAGTGTACGAATCACACCGATGAATATATTCATTGTTCTTTCTCCTAGGCCTCGGCCCTATACAAAACACATTCCCGAATCACAGAACTGCACCAAATCCATCTGAGCGCCTTTGCCGCCGCTTGGTTTTAGTGGTGCCTCAGCAAGTGGGACACCATATTTTGTCAGCCATAACCACGGCCACGTTTTCTGGATTTCCCTTTCATGGTCGCAGGCTCGCTGGAAGTCTTCAGGAACGTTCTCTTTCATGAACAACCACAGATCGTCATCGCGGTTTGGGCACATCCAGCAAAGAGAAGCTGGTGGCGTTGGCAGGCCGTAATCCTCCACGCACTGAATGCACATCTGCTTTGTCATCATCATTTCGATTAGCGGGTACCGGCGACGCCATTTCCCATCAGTGACCTTCATGCGGCGCGCTGCTTCTTCGATGCTGATCCCCATCCACATATCAACACCGCGCTTTGTGAGATATTTTTCGCCGTACTTTTCATTGAGGAATCGCTGAATTACCTCGCGCTTCCACTTGTCACTACAGAACGCAGGCTTTCTGCCAGCGCACCAACCGTCCTTGTCACGGCCGTTCCGCGTGGAGAAGTATCCTGGCAATGGCTCGTCTTCGTTAGGCCCGACGATGTCGTAAGTCGCGTAAAGACTTTTCGGAACGATGTGATACTCAACGCCAATCTCATCGCACAGCGTTTTGATATGTTTGGCTTGATATGCAAATACGTTGCTTGCCTCGCGCTCGGTATCTGACATTACGATCACATCAGGCTTTGGTAGTGCTCCTGCATGTATCAGACAGATAATGGCGTTACTCTGCGTTCCGCCGCCGCTGGAAAGCACATTGAAGCGATCGGAGTTGTGTTTAAACTGGCGACGCGGGATGAAGGTTTGCGTGAATCTATTCAAGTACCACCTCCTTAGCACTTTATTTATCGATCACGCAGTTGTAATCATTGTGGGTAAGCAACTGCCAATTATGGCCGTCGTCTTTTGAAAGTAAGCGCCAGCGTTTATTTACACGAAAGGTCAGGTATTTTTTGCCATAGGTTCTTTTGGGGAATAATCGACCGGCGCGGAACTGTTTTAGTTTTTCCAGCGCCTTCGCAGTAATCCACAAAGGCGCATTATTCAGATTGATGCTCATTGCTGGTGGCCTTCATTGCGATAATCATTAATTATCTGCATGACCTCGTCTTTAACACCTTTGGCTAACATCAGTGAATCGGTATCGCCTTGCACGATTGGCACAGCATCAAACAGCAGCTCCAGCATTCGACGGGCTTTCTTGGCGCTGAATTGTGGCTGGGCGACGCTCTTAGTGATTTTTTTCTTACCGGATTCTTCGGCCTTTTTCATCAAGCGCGCGGCTTCACGGTCGGCATATACGCCATGCTCGCGGTTAATTTGAATAGCCAGGGCATAGTTAATGGAACCAGAGCGCACCAGGCTCTTGATGTAGGGGCTACATTCCTGCAATTGCAGGTGCTGGAGGATATCGGACTCGGAGCGCTTAACTTTCTTTGCGATCTCAGCGTTAGTCCACCCTTGATTTACCAGCCGTTGGTAGGCCGCGCCGCGCTCTATAGGGGTAAGCGCCAGCCCTTGTGAGCTGGTGACCATGAATGCGATTTTATCGGCCTCGGTGCCTTCGAAATCTTTACACTCAAGGCGTTTCACTTCATGACCGGCAGCAGTAGCCAGCAACGCGCCGTGGAAGCGGTGGTGACCGTCGATAACTTTCACGCCTTGTTCTGTTATTTCGACGGCCAGTGGCGGAATAAACTCCCCTGCAATAAACGCGTCCCTAAACTCTTCAACGTGCGCCTGATTTAATTCACGAACGTTATAGCCGTCCTCGGCATAAATTTCATTGAGGGGGACTAAAAACGTTTTGCGGGTAGTGATATCTGAGCCAATTTTTTCCTTCGCAGAATAACGCTGACTTAAAGTTGCCATAAACACCTCTTAATCTATTAATTGTTATCACAGAGAGAAGAACTCGGGCCGGGTGACGCCCTCCACGGTTAAATGGATGCCTGAATTCTTCTCTCTATGAAAAAGGGCGGCTCGCCTACGAACATTATCTTCATCCTCCTTTGGGTTGGTTGAAGCTCGGCGGCCGCCAAAGACTACACACGGTAAGTTTTTAGAGCGGGTGGCCTTTCTGGCAGAGGATTTTGCGCAGACGAGCAAAGAAGGTGAGGCGAACTGCCTGCACGGATGGGACAACGCGCATACCGTCTACAACGATTGTGTTAGCATTGTGGTTGATCATGTTGAATCTCCGTTCTACTGGTCAGGCCCCGGCGAAGATTGGCGTCTGCAGCCGGGGCTATTTATTTCAGAAGTACCAGCGCACCAGACGGTTCAGGTAGCTGGTAACATCGCAATTACCGAATTTTCGGATAGCAACGCGGCGGAAGGATCGGAATTCCCGACGTGCTTTACGGCGCTCACGCTTTGTTAAGATGATCTGCATGGCGAGTCCTGCTGTTGCGCCACGAATGGCGCGATAGAGTTAGAAATACCAGCGGGCGTAGCTATTCAGCAGGCTGGCTTTATTGCAATGGCCATAAGCCTTGAATGCTCGGCGACGCTGTGAGCGCAATTCCCGGCGTGCTCGGCGGCGAATGCGGTTAGTCAAAACAATTTTGCGCATAGATAGTCCTGCTATTGCGCCCCGTAGGGCGCGGTGGGTGTTAATCAGCCGCCCGGCGGACGGTGTACCCGTAGCCGAGATAAGCATTATTTTCTGTCAGGCTTGCAGCCACTGTATTAGCTCGATCTTCCGCTGAACGGTAAAATGAGTCGTAATCCTTACGCGGCGTATCCCGAAAAGTGGCGACGACGTAATCTGTTGAGTCCGGCCCGTTCTCGACTACCTCGTAAATCATCGTGTAACCCTCTGCTGTAGTGGTTTTATGCCTACCGCCCCACACTGGCAGCGGCAGGGTAAATCCACTCTTTCCTTAAAGAACGTAACAGGTCGGTCCCTCTCGGGGTCTGTAGGTGATTGCGTCGCTCACCCGAAGCGTGTTCCTGTTGGCTTCCTGCCGTTCCCGTAACGTTTGCGGCGGTGTTTTGCTGGTGGCGTTTCGGGTTGATGGGGTGAGTATACGAATTGTATTTTTGTCTTGCAATACGAAATGTATACATAAAATGCAGAAGTATACGTATCGTAGTGATTTTTATTGAAAAATTATTTGTGCAGAATTCGCCCTAGAGTGAGGGAGAGGGGTTTCTTTGAGGGAGAGAATCAGGAATTAAGAGAAAGCCCAGCATTGTGCCGGGCGTTGATTAAACCAAACGCATCATGGTTTGGATTGCAACTCCGATAATCTTGCAGTTGCCGTTGATCTCTTTCATCGGCCATGCAGGGTTCAGACCTTTAAGGTATTTTTGCCCGCCGTCGATGATGAGTTTTTTGAATGTGGCTTCATTGGCGTCAACCATCTTGGCTATAACGAGGCTACCATTGACGGCCTCACGACCCGTATCTATTAGGACTAATGTCCCTTCAGGGATACTGATCCCTGTTGGCGCTGTCATAGAGTCGCCATCGACACGTAGCCAGAACGCTTTACCGAAAACTTTTGCATCAGACTCGAACCATTCATCGATCTCATCGACGGTATACGGCTCCATTGCCTCAGCCCAAGCTCCCGCTTGAACCCAACTGATCAGCGGATACTCCCTGCCTTTTTTATAAGGCCCAGCAAATTTAACGTTTGAGGTTTCGGTGTGGTGCGAAGCTGGCTGAGAATTGCCAGGGTTAACAACAAAATCTTTCAAACCAATAAAATTCATTATGTTGGCGATGATTTCTATCCCTGGCTCCCTTCTGCCGTTTAGCCAGTGACTGACGGCACCTTTGGTAACCCCAAGGTGCTCTGCGAGTTGCTCTTGGCCAATGCGCGATTCCTTCATTTTGGCCTTGGCTGCTTCATACCATTTCATATTCATTCCTGAATTATACGGTTTGTATAGCCACTATCGAGACACAATTTGTATACTTCACTTGCGATCAATAAATACGATATGTATACTTCGTCGAAATAGGAGGCACCATGAACAACATACAAGTGATTCGCAAGCGCCTGGGAATTACGCAGTCAGAGCTGGCTCAACTTGCTGGATGCACGCCGGGTGCAATAGGCCATTACGAGGCCGGACGACGGAGCATGGATATACAAACTTGCCGCAGTTTCGTGGCGATTTTTAACAAGCTTGGCGAGCCTGTTGGGTTGGATGATGTTTTCCCCCCAACAAACCACCGTGAAACAAGCCCATCAATTTGATGGGGAAAGTATTACGCAATTTTCAAGGCTTAGTAACCACAGCCCGAGGAGTACAACTGTGTCACAGCAAAAAGCGCCGGACTGGCAGGCAGAAAAACAGCCTGAATGGGTGGTCAATTCCGCCCGAAAAATCATCACTGGTCTGCCCGGTGGCTATGCTGAGGCTGCGCAGTGTCTGGGGGTTACGGAAGACGCGCTGTTTAACCGTCTTCGCCCAAACAGCAACCAAATTTTCCCGATCGGTTGGTTCATGGTTTTACAGCGGGCTGGTGGCAATACCCACTTTGCCGACGCTGTATCCCGCCAGTCTCGCAGCGTGAACGTGCGTCTGCCTGAAGTTGAAGACGTCGATCGAGACGACATCAACGCCAAGCTGATGGAAGCGATTGAGTACATCGGCAAGCACTCCGAACTTGTCCGCAAATTTACCGAAGACGGCGAGATAGACGCCGCTGAGCGTAAAGCGCTGGACGCCAATACCTACCGCCTGATGGCGACATTCCAGGAGCACATCCTGTTGCTCTATAGCGTGTTCTGCCCGGAGGAAGTAGCCCCAATCCACACAGCGAAGTGGCGCGCCCCTATGCCGTAGGAACTGCTGTATTTCACAACCGGAGGGTAAGCGTATGCAGCCTGCATCGTTTGTTCGAACCGCCATGCCTGCGGTGTATTGCCGCGAGGATGCCGCATGGATTCAAGACCAGCTCGGTAAGTTACCGCACGGGCAGCGCGGGAAGATTGCGCACGCCTACGAGGAGGCTTACCGCACAGCGTTTGACGCCGAGGAGGTTTCCTACAGGCAGGAGAACGCAGGCCGCAAAGCGGCTAACACGCGCCTGCGGCTGTACGTCGAGCGGTATTCACGGGCAGGCCAGGGCATGACAACCGCGCCACCGCTGGTGGGGCAAAACAGGGTAGCGGCATGA